CACATCGGCAACAATTACGAATCTTACAGCCGGAACAACAATTTCTACAGCCGCCAACATTACAAACGGAACAATTCAAAACTTAACAGCAAGCACAGCCAATATTACCGCTGGCACATATTCGGGTGTAATCAACAGCACTACTGGAACAATCACAACTTTTAACAGCACGACAGGCACAATTGCAACAAGCACAATTGGAACATTAACAACTACGCTTACTGGCGATTTAACAATCAGCACAGGTTCGGCAACAGTTGGAACTAGGGTGGCTGTTCTTAACACAGTCCAGCAGTACAGCCGAGCGCATAATTTTGCATCTACAGCGTTGACCATCACAAGCGGAACAGTTCCTTGGAATCTTGCGGAAAACCAAGTTGCCACGCTGAATGTCACTACAAGTGCAACAATGAATACGTTCAGCAGCGCGCAAGCTGGCGCAACTTACGTTCTGATTGTTACGCAAGGTACAGGTGGGAATAATACCCTTTCGTTTAGCACGGCATACAAATTCCCAAGTGGATCAGTTCCGGTTCTTTCTACCGGATCTGCCCAGGTTGACGTTCTTTCATTCGTAAGCAATGGAACTGTGCTTTTCGGTGTAGCAAGCCAGAACTTCTCGTAACCTCCAATGCCCTGGCCTGTCCATCCAAACGGCCTGCTTGGAGCGCAAGGCGGTGACAATGATACCTACCAAATAAGCCGTAGCCTGCGGTTTAATTCTGCTGATGCAGCGTACTTAAATCGAACTCCAGCAAGTGCTGGGAATCGCAAAACATGGACTTGGAGTGGGTGGGTTAAACGATCTGGTCTTGGAACAAATCAAGGAATATTTACAACAAATGGATCAACTAATGCAACATTGTTTTCAATGCGCTTTAGCTCAAGCGATACTCTAATAATTGCAAATTTTGCACTTCAATATTTAATAACAACTCAATTGTTTAGAGACACATCTTCGTGGTTTCATTTGGTAGTTGCTTTTAACACCACTCTGGCAACATCATCAGACCGCATAAAAGTATATATAAATGGATCTCAAGTAACTGCTTTTTCAACAACAAATTATCCAGCACTAAATGATGATACTGGAGTAACCGACACACGAGCGCATCAAATAGGATCTGAATGGAATGTAACAGATTTTTTATCTAGCTATTTATCTGAAATTCACTTAATAGACGGACAAGCCTTAACCCCATCCAGCTTTGGAGAAACCGATTCAATTACTGGTCGTTGGAAAGCCAAGGCGTATAGCGGGACGTATGGGACGAATGGATTTTATTTGAAGTTTGCGGACAACAGCGGAACAACATCAACCACGCTTGGCAAGGACTCCAGCCCTAATGGAAACAATTGGACTCCAAATAACTTCTCTGTTACGGCAGGCACAAGCAACGATAGTCTTGTGGATAGCCCGACCAATTATGGGAGTGATACTGGGTTGGGTGGTGAGGTGAGGGGGAATTATCCTGTATTTAATTCGGTATCAAAAAACTCATCCGTAACAATATCTGATGGCGGATTAAGGGCGGCTTTCACAAATAATAGGTTTCAATCAGTGACAATCCCAATTCCAACAACTGGAAAATGGTATGCGGAATTTACTGCACTAAATGGAAGTAGTACATATTCTATTGGGATTGGGGACATAGCCCAAAATGCGGATAGCTCATATTCTCTTTTATCGTCATCGCCTGCAATATCCTATATAAATAATGGAAATAAAAATGTAAATGGAACAGTTAATGCTGGCGGTGCGACTTACACAACAAATGACATAATTGGAGTTGCCGTAGATTCTGGTTCTTCTTCTGTATCTTTTTACAAGAATAACTCGCTTCAATTTACTGTAAGTGGATCTTCCTTTTCCACATACGCTGGAAGATGGGTTTTTGGTGGAGATGCAAGTGCGTTTAGCGAGGTGCTTGTTTTTAATGGAGGCCAACGTCCATTTGCCTACACCGCACCAACTGGCTTTAAGGCACTCTGCACAACCAACCTTCCGACTCCGACAATTAAGAAGCCAAGCACTGCGATGGATGTGGTGACTTATACTGGAACTGGATCAGCTTTAACTCCGACGAGTTCATTAGGATTCTCGCCCGATCTTGTTTGGCTGAAGTCACGTTCAGCCGCAACAGATCATACCTTGTATGATACGGTTAGGGGAACTCAAAATAGGCTTGAATCGAATACCACCGATGCTGAAGTGACATCCGATAGTGGCGTTACGGCATTCAATTCAAACGGATTTACACTAGGGACGCTTTCCCAGGCAAACACAAATACGGCAACTTATGTTGCTTGGGCTTGGGACGCTGGATCTTCAAGCGTAACCAACACAACTGGATCAATCACAAGCACAGTTAGGGCTAATCCGCAAAATGGGGTTAGTGTTGTTGGTTATACTGGAAACGGTACGGCAGGGGCAACGGTTGGTCACGGCCTTGGAGTTTCACCATCAATGATTATCACCAAGAAGAGAAGCACGGCAACATCCTCTCAATGGACTGTTGGGTTTTCTGCACTTGGGTGGAATAGGTATATTTTATTAAACTCAACCGCAGCCGCAGCAACAGATTCAAATGTTTGGAACTCTGCCCCAACTTCATCTGTATTTTATTTGGGCAATGATATTTGGAATAATCAAAGCGGAGAAACTACTATCGCCTACTGCTTCGCCGAAATCGAAGGCTTCAGCAAATTTGGATCATATACTGGCAATTCAAGTGCGGACGGACCATTTGTTTGGTGCGGGTTTAGGCCGCGATTTGTTCTTACAAAAAACTCTTCAAGTGGTGGGGCTGGATATGATTGGGTTATTTGGGATGCGGAAAGAAATCCATCAAACCAAACTGCAAAGGTTGTATTTCCAGACCTGGCAAATGCGGAAGAGGAAACAACAACAATTATTGATATACTTAGTTCTGGATTCAAATTAAGAAATTCTGGAGCAACAACAAATGCTGGAACAATGATTTTTGCTGCTTTCGCAGAAGCACCATTCAAATACGCAAGAGCAAGATAAGGAGTAACCATGTGGATCACAACCGAAAATAACATCATCCGTCAACCCCAAGGCATTCGCATTGGCGATGTCAACCATCCAGCCAGCATCTTTTGGTGTTGGAGTAAAGAGCAACTTGCTGAAGTTGGCATTAAGCCTTATACTCCAGCAACTGCCCCAGTAGGCTATCGAATTACTGGTGCGTACACAGAGGAGATTGATGGAGAGGTTTTCGAGAGGTTTAACCTAGAGGCCATTCCGCAGCCAGAACCAAATTTAGAGGAGACTGTGAATGACATTAACTGAAATAGCTCAATACGCAGGCGAGAAGGTTGGCAAGACCGACTCGGATACGCTTACCTTCTTGCAGAAATCAGCATCGCTGAATTATCGGCGTGTTTGGAACTTTGCACCCTGGCGGGAAACAGTAACAAGCTCAACCTACACGCTGGCAACCGGAACACGCACAGTCAGCCTTGGGTCGTTGGTCGAGAATCCACTATCTGTAGCTTATGATAATAGTGAGCTACAGCCAATGGATTTGGCCACAATTGTAAGCCAAGATGCAAACCTGCTTAATTCGGACACAACTGGAACTCCAGCATTTTATTATTTCAAGGGAAGGAATACAGGTGGTACGGCTCAAATTGATGTTTTCCCAACACTGCAAACGAGCAGCACTGCTGTTTTGCAGGTAATTGAAAAGCTCCAATGCCTTACACGCAGCAACTATCAGGTTGACTTTCCTCCATCGCAAAACTCACTTAACGATGAGCTTCGCCTTCCTCACGTCAATCACGTTGTTCTTTCCCTGACTCACGCAGACGCACTTGAGCGAGAGAGGCAGTACGGCAAGGCACAGGTAGTGACGCAGGCAGCGAATGCCGATCTTGCTGCTATGGCCAATTACGAGTTGAGCCAGGTTGGAGGCATGAAACAGATTACTCCAAATAGCCTTGGTGAATTGACAATCGAAGAGATCATTTAACCTATGCCGTACTTTGTTGACGCAACGGACGATGTCCTAACGTTTGACGGAATCCGAAATTTTGTCGGAGGTCAAGCCAGCGGTCTTCAATCCGATTTATTGGCCGACAATCAAGTACAAGAGTTGTACAATATGACCCTTTCTCCAAAGGGTAATCTTGAAACTCGTGTTGGGGCTACAAGCTTTGCAACAGGTGCAACAAGCGGTACTGGATCGGTTGGAGGTATGCGGTACTACGAAACTGGCTCGACTTCCCAATTATTGACTGTTACTGGCGGAAGGTTCTACAGCATCAATTCCAACGGAAGTGCAACAATCCACGCACCGGACAGAGTTTGGGGTACAACAAGCACTACATTTTCCTCAACAATTGGACAATGGAGGGATGGGTATGATGTAGCTCAAGACATTGAAGTGTCTTTTGCACAATTTGTTGACAGAATGTATTTGGCTGATTTGGACAGCGACCTTCATTATTGGGATGGAACAGGAATGGTAAAGCAAGGCGGGAAGGTTAGGGCAATCACAGTAACAACAGCGGGTAGCGGATACACTAGCGCAACAGCAATTGTTACTGGTCCAGACCTTGGCGGAACAATGCCAGAACTTATTGTAACTGTGGCTGGCGGAGCTGTTACAGGGGTAACTGTTGTTGATGGCGGATCTGGATATTCCGGCGCACCGACTGTTACAATTATTGGGAATGGCTCTGGTGCTACGGCTACAGCCACGGTAAGTCCACCTCCTGCAAGTTTAAGGCTTATAGTAAATGCAGAAAACAGGCTGTTTGGTGTTGGATCTGGAACAAACAGAAACACGCTTTATGCGTCTGATCTTCTTGACCCTTCCGTATGGGACTTGACAAACAGCATCGTTGTCAACGGAGATGACGGAGATCAAATCACGGCAGTTGTTCCTTACTATAAGAACAGACTGATTGTATTTAAGAAACGCAGAGTGTTTCAGGTTGATATTCCAAATGATGCAACTTCTGCTGCGGATTGGGTTGTTTCAATTATTTCAAACAATACTGGATGCGTGGCAACCGGAACTGCTGTCCAGGTAAGCAGCGATATTCTATTCTTATCCGACAACGGAATTAGGTCGCTGGTTCGTTCTGCTGCGGATGATTTTAGCTCTGTAGGAATACCTATTTCAGAGATTGTCAAGGATGTAATCCAAAGCATCAATACGGATGCAATAAGAGTAGCTACTGCAATCTACTACGATAACCGCTATTTCTTGGCCATTCCCACAGGATCAAACGATTACAACGATACGCTGTTGGTTTACAACACGGCGTTAAACGCATTTGAAGGAACATGGAGTCCACAGGTAATGCAGTTCACGCTTACCAACTTCAATCAAGAAGGCTCTAGGGCAATGTTCAAGAAGACCAATGGGATCATTGAGAAGTATGCTGGTTATAAGTCTCCGGCTGGAACCACATCTTCAGACTATCAAGATGCTGGAACTGATTATAGTTCTTATGTCCGCACCAAAGACTTTAACTTTGGCGATCCATTCTCGTTGAAGTACGGAAGCCATTTCGAGGTCATATTTGACAATTCATTCTCAACTGATGCGACCATTACAATCCAGCGCGATGTTGACGTTGGCGACATTGACGTTGCCTCCAACATCAACATTGCAAGCTCAGTTCTCACACTTCCATTTACGCTTCCAGCCGTACTTCCAACATCGGTTAAGAAGAAGCTGGCAAGCGACCTGCGCAAATACGAGAAGTGGCGTTTGCTAAACATCAAGATTTCCACGCCAGCAAACAAGATGGCTATTCGCCAAATTATGGCGGCAGCCAATCCAGACACTATCGAGATTCAGAAGTCAATATGACGGCTATTGAATATATTGAAGAAAGTGGCGTGCCGGAGGCTATGTGGCCTAATCTAGCCGATTGGTTTGGATGGTTTGAAAAGCAAGGCATGGTAGGCATTGTAGAAGATAATGATGGCATAGCTGGAGTGGCTTTGGCCAGGTGCATAAAG